TTAATAAAATTCTATATCGTTTATTTTAATAGAATGCCTGTTTTTAAGTTTTACATAATCTATGTCGATAGACTTAATAGCCATCTTAATGAAATCTGCTTTATCTTCTAACGAGAATATCTTCCATGATTCCAACAATACACTTTTGAATTTTTTTATCTTATCTACATTTAGCGTTTTTCTTGGTGCTAATTCTTTTTGCTTTTCATATTCTGCGATTGTTTCGTCTGTTTCTTTGATTAATTCAAATAATTCTTCTTCTTGCATTAACCCTTTAGCATATAATTTATGATACCTTTTACGTTGTTCCATAATTTTATCTATATCAATAGTAACAACATCATCGTTTTGTTTTGTCTTTACTTTGTATTTGTCTAAATCTAATTTAGATAGGTAATCACGAAAAACTCTTAATGCTTCATTCTCTGAAAAACCGAAACTTTGTTTTTTAGTTTTACATGTGTTGCAATAATACGTCTTATAGGTAACGTAACCTTTCTTTCTCTTTCTGGTTGCTGTGTTCATTGTTAATGTACCACCACATTTTGGGCAAATAAATTTACCTCTGAACACTGATACATGACTGACTATTTTAGTGTTGATTCTTTCTTCTAATCTTTCTTTTATTTGTTGATACATTTCTTCGGAAATAATAGGCTCGTGAGAGTTTTCTATAAACACATCTCCCCAAGTATAATGTCCTCTTGTAATAGGGCTTCTTAGCGCTCTTGTTATTGTTCTATCTTCCCATCTTTTGCCATTAGGAGGTGGTATATCTGAATCGTTTAACTTCCTAGCTATACCTTTTGAACTAACACCTTTCAAAACTTCATCATATGCCCACAAAACTACTTTTTTGTAATCATTAGGAATGTAAGTATTATCTATACGGTCATAATAAAAGGGTGGTGGTGTGAGTATCATGCCTTGCTTAATTGCTGCACGTTTACCCATCATTACTCGCTCTCTGATGGTTTCACGTTCCCACTCTGCCATAGCACCAACTAATGTAACAAACAATCTACCCATAGCTGTAGATGTATCATAAACTTCAGTAGCACTTCTGAATGCTACGTTATTCTGTTCGAATACTTCTAATAAATCAAGTAGATCACGTACATTACGTGTAAGCCTATCTAACTTATACACTAAAACTAAATCAAACCGTTTAATATCGTTCATCATTCGTTTTAATTCTGGTCGCTCACGTTTAGCACCAGAGAAACCAGCGTCAATAAATACGTCTGATACACTCCAGTCGTTTATCTCACAAAATGATTTAAGCTTCCTTTCTTGCTCTTCAATAGAATAGCCATGTTCTTTTTGTTCTAATGTACTGACCTGACACGAACGTAAATAGCTACGTTCATAATTCATCACCCCTTAAAAAAGATAAAAAAATAATAAGGGTAGGCAAGCTACCCGTAAAATTATTGTGCTGGTGTATTTTGTACTTCTTGTTGTCGTTTAGCCCAACTTTCATATCCTTCGTTTTTGCCAACCCAACGTGGACCTCCTACATGGGCATTTGGATCGTTCCAAACTTTCTCACTATCTTTACGTGCCTGTTCATAATCTCCGCGCCCATATCCCATTTGTGATTCGTCGTGTGTAGTAGGTTTGTTTTTATTCCATTCATTTATTTGTTCTTGCGTCATATAACCATTGTTATTTTGTGATTGTTGATTACTACTTTGTTGTTGATTATTGTTTTGCTGAGTAGTTTGCTTACCTTGTATACGTTCATTATTACCATTATTGTCTTGTGATTTGCCATTATCATTTTTAGATGTGCTTTGTGATTCAATGCTAGTAGTGTCATCGTTTTTTGATTCTGATTTTTTATTGTCTTTAGAATTATCTTTCTTATCATCTGATTTCTTATCTTTCTTCGAATCATTAGACTTTTTGTGTTCAGATGATTTATTATCTTCTTTCTTCTCACTATCGTTGTTACCACATGCTCCTAATACTAATAAACTTGCGAAAATCAAAAATAAAACCTTTTTCATTCTACATTTCTCCTTTGTTAGCTATTTGTTTCAATAACTCAATAATTTCATCATTTTGTTCTTGTATTTTGTTATTTTGTTTAATAATTTCGTCATTTTGCGCTATTTGCACATAAGTGTTTGTTTTCATATCTTTGTAATGATGAAACTTTGCTTGTTCTTTTTGGCTAAAATGAGTGCCAACACCAATTAAATTATAAATATCATCAAAACTATTAGCTTTTGTTTGATAATAAAAAGCGTTAGATGTAACATCAGTAGGATTACTAATACCTTGTTTTTCAAAACTTTTAGCTCGTACATTTTTTGATCTTTGATCGTAAGCATTGTCTATACCAATAGCTTTATTTATTTCTTCACTAAGATTTGGATCGTTATTCCTTTGTAATTGAGCTAGTCTTTCTTGTTCTTCTGCACTTAGTGCTTCGATGGCTTTTTTTCCTTCTTTGTCTAATCCATATTTAATTTGTCCTAGTGCATAAGCGTTTTTAAAACCAATCTTTTTAGCCATAAAATTTCTCCTTTATTTTATTTAATTTATATTAAAGCGCCACAAAGGACGTTTATTAAAACAGTTTTTGACTTGCTACAACTCTACCAATTATTTTAACTTCGTCATCTTCTCCGTAAACTTGAGGTAAATGTTCTGGGTTGTTTGATTCTGGAATTAAGATAATTTGATTCTTGTTATATCTAACTCGTTTAACAGTAGCGTTATAACCATTAACCATAACGACACCTAACTGACCATTTTCTACTATAGAATCTTTTTCGACTACAACTACATCGTTTTCTTGGAAAATTTTATCCATGCTATCGCCAGACACTCTCAAACCAAATTCTTCTTTGTCAGAATTAAGATTTTTAGTAGCGAAGTATATGTAATCAACTAAATTTTCTTCGCTATAGATAGGTAAGCCTGCAGATATTTTTGAAACAACTGGAATCTTTTTGACTGGTAGGGTTTCGATAGTTGGTTGTTCGTCTTCTATACCCATAATATATGACGGAGATACTTTTAAAGCTTTTGCAAGTTTTACTATTTTATCTCTTTTCATATTTTCAATATCGCCAGTTTCCCATTTTCTCACCGTTGATTTTCCAACGCCTACTAAATCTCCAACTTGTTCTAGAGTTAAATTCAATTCTTTACGTCTACTTTTAATGTCGGGTTTCATGTTAAATTTCCTCCTAATTGGTATGTATTAAATATAGCACTAAAGTATCTTAAAAGCAACACTTATATAGGAAATAAAAATAAAAATGTATTTTTAGACACTTTTGTGTTGACGCACTTGTAATAAGCGTGTATTATTAAAGTATCCTAAAAGACACGGAGGTGTTAAATAATGAATAAAGCAAAGCTGTATTCTGCTTTGGCGATGAAAGAAATGCATGTTAATGATTTTTTAAAAGAGTTAAATAATCATGGTTTAAAACTTTCTAAAAGCGCCTATTATAGTAGGATTAGAGGAGAGCAAGAATTCGACATTAAAGAAATAAAAACTATTGTCAAGGTTCTTAATTTAACTAGAGAACAAATGAACGATATTTTTTTTGAAGAATTAGTGTCATAAAAGACACTTATAGGAGGAGCTTAAATGGAACAAATCACATTAACCAAACATGAATTAATTGAAATAGTAGAGCGAGAAGTAAGTAAAAGATTGGATGGTGTTAAACCTATGAAACCCATTTCAATTTTTACAGATGTAAGGCTCAACGAAGATGACATCAAAGATATCAACGAGAAGTTCAAATTTACAAATTTTATACAAAGACCATATAGAGGTCACCATTATAAACCGCTTGCTCTAAAAAAATATCCTTGTGGAGGAAAAGATTATTTTAATGGAAATATCTATGATGATCAAATACACGATCACATTAGAAAACTTACTTTAGCAATTTTTGGAGTTACTAAAAACTCTGATTTGCAAGAAAGAGAATACGGCGAAGCAATTAAATTTTATAGAAACATCAAAGATATGTACCTATATCTGTACAAAAAAAGACTTTCAAAATTAACAATCGAAGATTTCGAATAAGGAGGAAATTAAAATGCAAGACACAATTAATCAATTTTTAGAATTTAGAAAACAATTCACGCCAAGACAGTGGCACGAAATAAATAGAATTATTGATGGACAATTTAATAAAAAAGCCGCCGAGCTGCAACTCGACGACCAAGATGTTGAGGTTATAAAAAATATTATTACTCAACAAAAGATTATGAAGTAACAATTTGAATAAAGATAGGATGAATTCGGTAATCTTTACCTTTGTAATTAATCATGATGTAGTCCTGTTGATACATCGTATCAGCTTCTAATTTTTGGATTGGAGACCATAATTCAGCGTTTTCTTCCCACCATATTGATGGAGAAGTCATATGAGGTCCCATTTTGCAATTTTCATCATCATGAAGATTAACCCATTCACCTAAAAGACAAGCGTAAACATTTTTCATAAAATCACCTCCTAAAAGGAGTATAGCAGAAAGGAGCATAAACAATATGCAAGATTTACAAGTAGTAGAACAAAATAATGAGTTTTATGTAGACAGTCGAGAAGTAGCAGAAATGGTAGGAAAGCGACACGATCATTTAATAAGAGATATTAAAGGTTATATCGAAGTTTTAGAGGAAAACCCAAAGTTGGGGACACGTAATTTCTTTGAAGAAAGCACTTATATTACAAATCAAAACAAGATTCAACCCTGCTACCTACTAACTAAAAAAGGTTGCGACATGGTAGCAAACAAAATGACTGGTTCAAAAGGTGTTTTATTTACAGCAATGTATGTAGACGCATTCCATAAAATGGACGAACACATCAAGCGATCTCAACTGAATGTACCACAAACGCCAATGCAGGCATTAGAAATGATGTTCAAAGTACAGAAAGACCAAGAACAATTTAATAAAGAAATGAAACGTGAAATCACTGGAATTAGAAATATTGTAGGTATTGAAACTAAAAATTGGCGTAATGATACTAACAAAATTTTGTCGGCTATCGCTCAACACTTAGGCGGTGGAGATATGCACAAGAAAATTAAAACAGAGGCATATACTGCACTCGAAGAAAAAGGTCGTTGTAACTTAAAAGTCCGTATGCAAAATCGAAAAGGAAAAATGTTAGCAAATGGTTCTACAAAAACGCAAATTAATAAATTATCAAAATTAGATGTAATTGCCGATGAACCTAGATTAATTGAAATTTATATTTCAGTGATTAAAAGCATGGCAATCAAATATGGGGTAGACGTAAGCCAATTTGAAATATAACCCACAATCGAGCAAACAAATTAAAGGAGCGAATAAAATGAAAAGTTTAAAAATTCAATACGGAGTGCCTGAAGCATCAAAAATTAAAAGTGCAGTAAATGAAATTGAAGAAGCTATCGAAGATTTAAATTATGACGCAATCGATATAGAGATAGGTATAGCGCCTAAACCAATTATCGAATTCGATGAAGAAGAGGAGGACTAATATGCCACCACACATTCAACAAATGTTATTTGATTTCGCATTAGAGAGAGGATATATCGAAAAACTTTTAAAAATGAAAGAAGAGGATGATAAATGAAGTACTTACTTAGCTATATGACTATGTTTATTGCAATGATCATCACATTAGTTTTAGGAGGTGGTTTCTTTACGGTAATAGCATTTTCAATGTTAACGCTTATCTTTAGCACATTCTTCTGGGAAAAGTGGCTTGAGATAACAAAAAAGACTGATTATAAAAAACAAATGGAGGTTTAAATATTGGAATTAGTTGAACAAGTTAGAGAAAAAATGAAAAAAGACGGTTTAAGTGTAAATAAATTTAGTTATTTAATAGGCTTTTCTAATGCGTACGTTAGCAAACTTTTAAATGGTTATAGAAGAATTACTGAAAAAGTTGAAGGTGTTTTTAATGATTACTTATCTGGAAAATACGATGGCATAGAAATACCGAAACATACTGATGACGATAAACAAAAAATATACGTACAAGGTTACAGACAAGCAATTAAAGACATGAAGGAATTTATTGATTCAAAAAAAGACTGAAACTTGCGCCAACAAGTAACAGTCGGAGACTTTAAAAATTATATGTACTTAAAATTTACAACTAAATAAGGAGGTCGTCAAGTTGAAACACAAATTACTAAAAATTGCTAACGACTTAAATACATTAATTATGCACAGTAAAGAAAATGTTGAATGTTCTTTCCAAACAGGTGTTTGTGAAGATGAAGTGATTTTATTCTTCCATCATTACTCAGATGAGTATAACGCAGAAGTTAAAAATATTTTATTCGCTGAATATCATACATCAGAAGCACTTCATGACAAATTCGAACTAGCTAAAAAGGTAATTGCAGGGGAGTGTTTTATTGATGAGTAATTTATTCGAATTAAAAAATAGTTACCAACAAGTTTACGACCTTATTGCAGAACAAGAAGACGAACAAATTTTAAAAGACACTTTATCAAGTATTAATGACGCTATCGAAGATAAAGCAGATGGATATGTAGCAGTCATTAAGTCTTTAGAAGCAGATAACAATGCTATAGACGAAGAAATAAAACGATTAAGACAACGTAAAACTTCTAACCAAAACGGTGTCAAACGTTTAAAAGAAAGTTTACAGGAAGTCATGGAACAAACTGGAAAAGAGAAGTTCAAAACTGCGCTTAATTCGTACAGCATTGCTAACAACCCACCTAGCTTAGATGTCACAGATGAAAGTTTAATACCTAAACAATATTACGTCGAACAAGAACCTAAGCTAGATAAAAAAGAGTTGTTGAAAGCTGTTAAAGGTGGTTTAGAACTCAAAGGAGTAGAACTAAAACAAAATAGAAGTTTGAGGGTGAGATAGATGACTGAGGAAAAACAAGAACAGGATATTTTAACCCAACTTGGTGTGAAAGACATCAGCAAACAAAATGCTAACAAGTTTTATAAATTCGCTATCTACGGAAAATTCGGTACAGGTAAAACAACCTTTTTAACTAAAGACAATAACGCACTTGTGCTCGACATTAATGAAGATGGAACAACAGTTACAGAAGATGGTGCAGTGGTACAAATTAAAAACTACAAACACTTTGCTTATGTAATAAAAATGTTACCTCAAGTAATTGAGAAACTAAGAGAAAACGGAAAACAAATAGATGTAGTAGTGATTGAAACAATACAGAAACTACGCGATATCACTATTGACGACATCATGAACGGTAAGACTAAGAAACCGACATTTAATGATTGGGGAGAATGTGCGACACGCATTGTGCATATGTACAGATATGTTTCTAAGTTACAAGAACAATATCAATTCCATTTAGCGATAAGTGGTCATGAAGGTATCAACAAAGATAAAGACGATGAAGGCAGCACGATTAATCCCACTATCACGATTGAGGCACAAGATCAAATAAGAAAAGCAGTTGTAAGTCAATCGGATGTTTTAGCAAGAATGACAATTGAAGAGCATGCGGAAAACGGACAAAAGTCATACGAGTATGTACTTAACGCTGAACCCTCTAATTTATTTGAAACCAAAATAAGACATGCAAGCAATATAACAATTAACAATAAGAAATTTGTAAACCCTAGCATTACGGACGTAGTACAAGCAATTAGAAATGGAAATTAAAAATAACTAATAAGGACGGTAATTAATTATGAACTTTAATTTAAATTTACAAGGCGCACAAGAATTAGGTAACTACATGCAACCAGGACAATATAGTGTGAAAGTTAAAAACTTCGAAAGCAAAGAAAGTAAGAATGGACACCCGCAATTAGCAATCACATTCGCACATAAAGAAGAAGGAGAATTTACTCACTACGCTAATGGCGATACTTCTAATGATTTCGCTAAAAACTGGTTATACACATTCTTAAAAGCTATTGGAATCCAAGATAATAACGGACAATTCAGCTTTACTGAAAGAGATGTAATTGGAAAACCAATCAATATTGAACTTGAACGTAAATATAATGACTACACAGAAAAATGGAACACAGTTTTAAAACGTTTTTGGAAATTTGATGGAAATCCAGTATATGAAAAAGTTGGGATTAAAGAGAACGAGAAAAACGAAGGTAATGAGCAATCAGGCAAACCAAGTGTTAATGACAATAGCAATCCTTTTGGTAATGCTAATGGACCTATTGATATACAAGATTCAGATCTCCCGTTCTGATTGGGTTGATATAAGTGTCAAAGATTATCAAATATAACCAAAGAGAAGATGGTTTGTATGATGTTGTAATTACTGGTATAGAAGTGCCAGAACAAGCTATTGATTTATTAAATATAGGCCAGCCTGTTGATGTTGATTGCTCAGTGGTAGATCCAAATTCTATCACTGGCAAACAACGTAGGTTGATATTTGCATTATGTAACGACATAGAAGCGCATACAGGACAACCTAGAGATTATATGAGGCAAATGTTCCAAGATTATGTGAAGTTTTTATATGGATATGAACAGCGAATTTCATTAGCTGATTGTACAAGAACGATTGCTAAACAAATTATAAATGTAATGTTCGAATGGATATTCACTAATGGAATACCACTTAATTACAAAACAAGCGAAATGATGAAAGAAGATAAAAATTATCTCTATTGGGCAACTGTTACAAGACATTGTGTCATATGTGGCAAACCTAATTCAGACCTAGCACACCTAGAAGCAGTAGGTAGAGGGATGAACAGAAATAAAATGAATCACTATGATAAACACGTTTTAGCATTATGTCGTAAACATCATACGATGCAGCACCAAATGGGGATAGAAAGTTTTAACAATTACTATCAGTTACAAAACAGTTGGATAAAAGTTGATGAGCGCTTAAACAAAATGTTGAAAGGAGTAAAGAGTAAATGAGTAACAACTTAAAAAGTAGTGTTAGCGGCTATGGTCTTGTATTTAAGCGAGTTATGAAAGATACAGACATTGATATTGAAGCAAAAGCATTATACAGCTATTTATCAGCTTATGCTGGTTCAAGTGAAGTCGCATTTCCAAGCGTTAACTTGATATGTCACGAACTTAATATCAGTGATAAACGTTTTAAGAAATATAGGAAACAGCTTGAAGATAACGGTTATCTAAGCGTCAAAAGACAAAGAACAGATAACGGTTTTAGTAAAAATATCTACACTATAGAACACAATCCCGTATCGGGTAGTTTCGTAACGGTACAAAATGTAACGGGAAGAAACGTAACGGGACAAAACGACACCACTACAATTAATAGTATTACAAATAACAGTATTACAAGTAACAGTAAGACAATTAATAATAGCGCAACTGACGTTACGCGTGAGCAATTTGAAGAGTGGTGGCAACTCTATGATAAAAAGCTAGACAAAAAGAAAGCTGCATCACTATTCAAATCAGCATTAAAAAAACACGACTTCGAAACAATCATGAAAGGCACTAGAGAGTATCTAAAGACAATCACTAACAAACAATATCAAAAGTACCCTAAAACGTTTTTAGGTCAAGAAAGTTATCTGAACGACTTTACACACGAAACAGTACCAAATGGATTGGATCAGTTAGAACGTATGAAGTACGACGAGAGTTATTGGGACTAGGAGTGATTATAAATGCAATCATTAGGAAGTTTAGCTAGAAATATCAAACCTAGTAAAAACATCGTAGAAGAGGAGCACAACCTTAAATGTAGTAAATGTGGCAACACATACGACTACTACAAATTTAGTAACGGTCATGACTTCAGACATGGTTGTGACTGTTCAATGATACAAGCTGGTAAAGAAGCAGAGAAGAAACGTAAGCAAAAATATATAAATAATATCTTCAATCAATCTACTGTAAACGGTTCGCTAAGAGATGCAACAGTAAATAATTACAAACCTCAGAACGAAAAGCAAATATACGCCAAAAAAACAGCCATAGAGTACGTCAAAACATTCTCGGTAGACAAACCTAAGTCATTAATCTTACAAGGCTCATACGGTACCGGAAAAAGCCATATAGCGTATGCCATAGCTAAAGCAATTAAAAACGAAGGATATTCAGTGGCTTTTATGCACATTCCAATGTTAATGGAGCGTATTAAAGCGACATACAACAAGAATGCTTCAGAAACAACAGATGAACTTGTACAACTACTAAGCAACATAGATTTACTAGTGCTTGATGATATAGGCGTAGAGAATACTGAACACACATTAAATAAACTGTTTTCAATCGTAGATAACAGAGTAGGTAAGAATAACATCTTCACTACCAACTTTAGTGATAAAGAACTTAATCAAAATATGAATTGGCAAAGGATCAATTCAAGAATGAAACATAACGCTAGAACCGTAAAGGTGCTAGGCGATGATTACAGGGAGCGTGACGCATGGTAACGAAAGAGAATGTTATGCAAATACTTGAGTGTTCCGATGTGTATGCTCAAAAAATGATTGATTGGTGCAGTGGTAATCAAACTGCACTTATCAAGTTAATCAATGACAAATTGGAAGAAAAAGGCAACAGACAGGCGATAACGGAGGTGTCCTAATGGGACTTATCGACGGACTTAAAAAGCAATACATGTTGTATCAAATTGACGGTTGGGAGATGTGTAGTGTGACGCCGTTAGGAGAAGATACATTCAAACTAGGTAACTATGCAGGCATACACTTTAGAAACACATTTTCAGGAACGGTAACGAAAGATGAGCTAGAAAAACTGAAACGTAAGCACAAGCTATTCAGAAAAGAAGAACTACAACAGCAAATGACAATTAACGAATTATTATTTTGAGGTGGAACTTTGAGTAAATACAATTCTAAAAAAGTTGAATATAAAGGGGTCACTTTTGATAGCAAAGTTGAGTGTGATTATTACCAACATTTAGAACGTAACTTAGGCAATGAATATGATCATATCGAATTACAACCTAGATATGAGTTAATACCTAAGTTTGATAACCAACGTAAAACAGAATATATAGCTGACTTTGCACTATGGAAAGATAAAAAGCTAATTGAAGTGATAGACGTCAAAGGTATGCCAACAGAAGTAGCGAAGTTGAAAGCGAAGATATTCAGATATCAAAACAGAGAAATTCCACTCACATGGATATGTAAGGCACCTAAGTACACAGGACAAGAATGGATAACGTATGAAGAACTGTTGAAAGCTAGACGAGAGAAAAAGAAGAAAGAGGTGTCAGATAAATGAATAGCTATGAAGTTCAAACGAGATTAGATTTTACGATTAAAGGTCATGTTAATGCGTTTGTTCCAGTTAAAAAAGGTCAAACACCTTCTGACGCAATAGAAGATTTTAAAGAACAATTGTTAGAAAGTCCGAGAGATGTATTGAATTACGATATAGACATAGATGATTTAGAGGTGGAGTAAATGGAATTAGCAAAGAATAGAACGATTGAATTTAAAAATAATAAATTATATTACGTTGTCAGAACTAAAGAGCAAAAACACTTATTGCCAGTAGAGGATGTACACGAAGCTGAATACACAGGCACACCTTGGAAGCTCATTGTAAGACGTATTAAGTATTCTGGCTATAGTCCTGAAGAAGCTTTATTCGAAGATTATAACGAACAAGACACAGAAACGAAAGAGAGAAAACGACTATCTCAATTAGAACATGAGGACAGAATGAGGTTAGTAAGACTAGAGCGACAAAAAGAATTGGACCTAAGACGTAAGAAACCGCATTTATTTGAAGTGCCTCAAGTACATCCTCGTGGTGAGTGGTGTAAACATCTTATGGAAAAGGACATCTTTGTTAAAAGGGTGGTTAGATCATGAGTGTTAAAGATTTGAATAGAGGCGATAGAATCAGAATGCAAGAAGTTAACGGTGTTGAAATTACAGTGCTAATAAAAAGTGTATATCGTTTAACTGGGGCAAAAACCGGGTCAAATCTTGCTATAGATAAATGGTTTGCTGATGTAGAAGCAATTGACGGGAGAACTTGGACTATTGATGATAGTTACGATTTTTACTCATTGGCTAATGAAAATGAACCTGTGGAAATGACGTTAGATGACAAGGTTAACCGCCCAACACATTATACGTATGGAGATATAGAAGTTATAGACTTCATAGAGCAGGTCACTAAAGATTACAAACCAGAGTTAGCATTTGCGATTGGTAATGCAATCAAGTATATAAGTCGTGCTAATCGTAAGAACGGAAAAGAAGATTTAGATAAGGCACGTTGGTACCTGAATAGAGCATTTGAGAAGTGGGAGGATTAATAAAATGAGAAATACATTGACAGATTTAAACAATCATTTATTTGCACAATTAGAAAGACTAAGTGATGAAGATTTAAAAGGCGAAGAATTAAAAGAGGAGTTACAAAGATCTAATGCAGTTTCTAAAGTAGCTCAAAATATCATTAATAATGGCAGTTTAGTACTGCAAGCACAAAAGTTTAAAGATGAAAAATTAGATGCAGAATCAGAAATCCCTAAGTTGTTAGGAGAGTAATGGCCATGAGACATGTATGGACTGATGAGCATGAAAAATATATTCGAAATAACATCAAAGGTAAAACTAAGAAAGAAATGACAGAAATGTTTAATAAGGAGTTTGACACTGATGTTACTACAGATAAAATGAAAGGTTTTTGTTCGAGAAAAAGGATAAGAAGTGGGGTTGATTGTAAGTTTAAAAAAGGTGTGCCTTCTTGGAACAAAGGTAAAAGCTTTCCTTCCAGAGGCAGAATCTCTGAAACTCAATTTAAGAAAGGACAAAAGCCCGATAACACATTTCCTTTAGGAACGATAAAAACCACTACTGACGGTTATAAGTTTATAAAAATCAAAAAACGAGGTTCTAAAAACGAATGCTGGAAACAATACACACATTATTTATGGGAACAAAAGCACGGACCTGTGCCCAAAGGATATTGTTTAATACATTTGAATCAAAACAGGTCAGACTGTAGCGAAGAAAATATAGCATTGGTGAGTCGTAAAGAATTAGTACGTATTAACAAACTTAATTTAACTTCAACTGATCGTAACTTAACTAAAGCAGGAATCAACTTTGTTAAATTATTAAACAAACAAAAAGAAGTTAAGGACAAAATAAATGCTGCTAAGTGACACGGTATCTCAACGATACAAATACAACACACAAGGCAAGACACCTACAGAAGTACAGCGTGAACTAAGACAGATGGGCGTTAAAGGTTTTGTGGTTAAGGTGGCAGGAAGCAGAGTGACGATGAAAGTTGATGAGAACGATATTAAAAAGAATAGGGAGTGTTTGAGATGATGCCTAAATTTAGAGTTTGGGATAAAAATAATGAAAAAATGCTCAATTGGAAAGAATTAGATTTAACAAAAGAACTTGGCGAAGATGAAATAACTATTTTTGAGCCAACAGGTCAGTTTGCACAACCTATGTACTTTTATGAAACTATGCAATCAACAGGCTTGAAAGATAAGAACGGTGTCGAGATTTATGAAGGGGATATTGTCGAAGTATTAGTACAAGACATCGAACCTAAAATTATGAAAGATAAAACGTATGTTGGCGTCGTGGTTTATAAACAAGGAACATTCGATATTAAAATTTCTAAAGACACATATTTAGGTATTATACCTACAATGTACATGTCAGATATTGATTGTACGTTTGAAATATTAGGTAATAAATATCAGCACGCAGAGTTATTGGAGGATAACTAATTGAACATCAACAACCTATACACCTACAAAGCGACATGCACCAATGTAGTTGACGGAGATACTTTGGACATCTTACTGGACTGTGGCTTTGATACCTACGCTAAACGTCGTGTACGTTTGCTAGGTGTCGATACGCCAGAAAGAGGACAGGATAAGTTTAAAGAGGCAACAGCGTTCACTAGAGAATGTGTCGAACATAAAGACATCTACGTGCAGACATACAAGAGTGATGTGTTCGGTAGGTATCTTGCAAATGTGTGGTACGAGGACGGGCGACGTAATTTGAATGATGATCTAAGGGACGCAGGACTATTGAAAGAGAATTCGAAATGGAATGAGGGATAGGAATGAAAAGTTATAAGCAAATGTGGATGAGTTTAAGAAATGGCTTGTCTATGAAAATTAGAGAGTACGAACAAGCTGATAATATTGCTGGTTTAGATGACTATGGTTTGACTCAATTGGATGCATGGGAAGGTATTATGCAAGAAATCGAAGGGCTTGAGAGACAACTTGAAGAAAATAATCAGACCAAAGAAAAGGCGTTAGAGTTTGCTGAAAAGAACGGATTAGACATAGACGAATCATATCCACGTAGTGACTGGTGGAAATTCAGAGATGAACGCGATAGCTTCCGTAAGCAACGTGATGAACTTATCAATGATATGGCAGATGCGAAAAGGAAAGCAGAGGTGTTTGATGAGATAGTAAAAGTTTTAGCTAGTATCTCAAAAGAGATAGTGGAGTATCCAGGCGATGATGATAAACAAAAAGAGGTTATCTACAAAAGATGGGATGAATTATTTGGACCCATGAAAATACTGGAGGTCGACCATGAAGGATAACAAATGGACAACGCTAAAAGACGAATTGACGCAAAGTTATATTAAACTTCGTGGCAAAAACAATAAAATTTCAAACGATTTACCAACTGTTGAGATAGCAAATATATTGGTTGGCAGGAAAGTTTTAAAACAACAATTACAACGCATGGACGAACTCGACGGAACGCATGAGTTTCAAAATTTATTAAGTGATTTGGAGCGTGGTAGTGATGGATAATCAAACAATCTTTGAAAATTTAGAAGAAGTATTAGATACATTAACGCACATAAATTTAGAAGTTGAAAACAAAATGGATAGATTAGTTCTTAATAAAGCTAAAGAATTAATCGATAGCGTGGCGTGGAAATATGAGGAGGAACAATAAATGGCAAATACATTAGAAATCAAATTATTATCAAAGAATGCGACTATGCCGAAGAGAGCAAACCCTACGGATAGCGGGTTAGATTTGTATGTATCAGAAACGATTAACATTCCTGCACACGCAACTAAAGTAGTTAAAACAGATATAGCAATTAATCTGCCTTATGGGTATGAGGCGCAAGTGAGACCACGTTCAGGTAAATCTCTTAAAACAAAATTACGTGTAGCGCTTGGAACAATTGATCACACATATAACAAAGAAATTGGAATTATCACAGACAATATAGGTGATGAAGATATCACAGTAGAAAAAGGTGAAAGACTAGCTCAGTTAGTTGTAGCACCAGTTGTATATCCTACACCCAAAGAAGTTAAGGAGTTTGAAAATGAAAGTGACAGAGGTGCATATGGAAGCACAGGAGAATAAAGATATAGTAGCAGAGATCAAACAAATACTAGGTAAGGAGTGAACGGAATGATTAAACGCATATTAAAGATTTGGTTTACTATCGCAATGTACGAGTTAGGGAAGTATCTCACTAATGTAGTTATTGATTACTACAAATATAAGCAAGATGAGGTGGAACAAGCGCCACAAGATTTTAATGAGTATGATCATACCCATTTGAACGATGAGGTGAATAAGTAGATGGGATTAGTTGGACTAATTGCTAATATAGTTATGTTTCTTTTATGGGCATATACGATGTACAGATGGATTAAGGCGGAAAAGAAAGTTAAAAGATTAGATAGCAAAAACACAGACTTGATAGATGATAGGACACACTTACAAAGAAAGTTAGCTGAAATGGAAGATTTACAAAGAAAGTTATATGAAATGATATATAAAGATAATAAACGCAACACAGGAAAATACGTAGTTGAGTTAAAAGACGAAGTATATTTAGTGAAAAAATATATAAATTCTTATAGAGACACATATATTATAACTGATAATGTATTTGAAGCTTTATCGTATGAAAATTTAGAATCAGCTAAAGAAGATGCGCATATTGTTGGTGGACGTGTATTACAACACAAACCTAATTTAGAGGTGGTTGAATGACTTGGTGGATAGTGATTATTCCAGTTATGTATCTCGTTTGGTTGTGTGTAAAGAGTAAGAACGGAGGTTAACTTAATGGATAATATATTTAACGTTGATGGTAGTAAAAGAGAAAAACCTAACATTCAGAACCAAATATATGAATTGAAATCAATTTTTCCTTTAATACTTGAAGTGGCTAGATTGAAATCTGAATATCAACATGAGAGGTTAACTAGTTTAAGACAACAAGGTTTTACGGAAGAGCAAGCATTAGAAATCATTAAAGTGGAACGTACACCTTACGACCAATATTAAATATAAGGGGGGACATAAGTGATAACGATTGAACGTCATGATATTAGAAAATTAGAAGAATATATTCAGCATGTAGAACTTTATCGTAAGGAATTAAAGGTTTGTGAGTATGAATTATTAGAAAATCATGAGCCAGAGAATGTAGGTGCTGGGAAAAGCAATCTACCCAGTAATCCAATTGAACGTCAGACAATTAAGAAGTTAAGTAATAAACGATACGTGACGTTAAGTAACATTGTTAATGGCGTTGATAAGTTAGTAGAAGAAGCAGACGAAGATACACTTGATATGATTAATAAACGATACTGGGAGTGTCCAATTGGTTGTTATGAGTGGGAAGATATAGCAGATTACTTTGGAACAAGCAAGTCAAGTATATTAAGACGACGCAACGCAATGATTAATAAGTTAGCAGAATTAATCGGTTATGTGTAAATGGACTTGAGAGGCATATAAGTTCGCTTCAAAAGGCGCTATCATGATATTGTAAGTTATTAAACGACTTACTCATGTAAACCTTTCTATTTTTATTCCTTTCAAATGATCGAACATAATTTTTCTCCTTTCTGACCTATCCGAAAGACAATTCGGGTAGGTTTTATTGTTGTATAAAAAATAAATTAAGTGAATAACGTGAGAGTTGGTGATATATGAGATGAACGGACTGAACATAAAACAACAGAGATTCGCAGATGAATATATTAAGACAGGAAACGCAACAAGCGCTTATATTAAAGCTGGTTATTCTAAAAATAAAGCTAATACCAATGCAACTAAGCTACTACAAAATACTACAATTAAGAATTATATCAACGAACGTATTAAAGAAGTACAAGAAGAAAGTTTAATGAGCATTACAGAGGCGTTAGCATTATCAGCATCTATTGCAAGAGGAGAGCCACAAAAAGCATACACTAAAATATATGACCATTTAGAAGGTGAAGTAGATAAAGAAGTAACTTATACTATTACACCTAATGTAGAAGAACGACAACGTTCGTTAGATCATATCTTAAAAGTACACGGTGCTTATATTGACAAGAAAGAAATCACTCAACGTAATATCGAAATCAACATAGGTGATTATGATGACGAATCTTAAACTTAATTTTAATAACCCAGAGAAAGTGTTTAACAAGAACATATTTGAAATACTTACCAACTATGACAATTTCACTGAAGTACATTATGGTGGAGGTTCTAGTGGTAAGTCACATGGCGTTATTCAAAAAGTGGTGCTTAAAGCATTGATGAAGTGGCCTATTCCTAGACGTATGTTGTGGCTAAGAAAAGTACAGTCGACAATCAAAGATAGTTTGTTTGAAGATGTTAAGAGTTGCTTAATTGATTACGGTATATGGGATATGTGCCAATGGAATAAAACTGATAATAAAGTAGTGCTGCCTAATGGCGCTACATTCTTATTCAAAGGTTTAGATAATCCCGAAAAGATTAAGTCTATTAAAGGGATATCGGACATTGTTATGGAAGAGGCTTCTGAGTTCACACTAAATGATTACACACAATTAACATTACGTTTAAGGGAGAAAAAGCATATGAAAAAACAAATATTCTTGATGTTTAACCCAGTTTCTAAATTGAACTGGGTGTATAAGTATTTCTTTGAGCATGGCGAAGATATGGAAAACGTCTTGATTAGACAATCGAGTTATAAGGATAATAAATTCTTAGATGAAATCACTCGTGAAAACTTAGAAATGTTAGCTAGAAGAAATCCAGCATATTATAAGATATACGCTTTAGGTGAGTTTGCTACTTTAGATAAGTTAGTGTTTCCAAAGTATGAGAAACGATTACTCAACAAAGATGAGTTGAGACACCTACCTTCATACTTTGGACTTGACTATGGTTATGTAAACGATCCGAGCGCATTTATACACTGTAAGATAGACGCTAAGAATAAGAAGTTGTACATTATTGAAGAATATGTCAAGACGGGTATGTTAAACGATGAGATAGCAGAAATTATCAAACGTTTAGGATATTCCAAAGAAGAAATCTTTGCAGATAGCGCAGAACAAAAAAGTATAGCAGAAATGCGTAAACTGGGTATAGAACGTATTAAACCTGCACAAAAAGGTAAAGGTTCTATCATGCAAGGGCTACAATTTCTTATGCAATTCGATATAGTGATTGACGAGCGTTGTTTCAAGACTATTGAGGAGTTCGATAATTACACGTGGAAGAAAGATAAAAACACTGATGAATATATGAATGAACCAGTAGATACTTACAATCACTGCATCGATTCACTACGCTATTCTTGTTCTAAATTTTATAAACAGAAACCTAAAAAGAAATCGCCACTTAAAAAATCTATAAACACCATTAAATCTATGGGCTTATAAGGAGGTAACACATGGCACACGTTAACAACTTTGAAAGAGATCTTGAGCGTCGTCAAATGCGTGATGAGATATATAGACGTGACGCAGTTGAAACGTACAAATACGATGGCACAGTACAAGACTTGTTAGATAACCCTAACGATATCAGTGACTTCATTCGTCATCATTTAGAGGCGCAAGTTCCAAGGCTACAAATGTTAGATGATTACTATCAAGGTTTAAATTTCAATATCATGCGTAACAAACGTCGGAGAGAGAAACACTTAGCAGATAATAGAGCGGCACACGATTTTGCTTCATATATCACTGACTTTATTAATGGTTATTGCTTCGGACATGCAATACAAGTGCAATCAGATAAAGAGATGACACAAAGTAAATTGAATGACTTACACAATCTTAACGATGTAGATAGTCACAATCGCTCTTTAGGTTTAGACTTGTCTATCTTTGGTAGAGCGTATGAATACATTATACGTAACCAAGAAGATGAGGTTAGATTTTACAAATCAGATCCACGCAATACTTTTGTTATATATGATACAAGCGTAGAGAAGAATAGTTTGATGGCTATTAGATATTGGAAGGTAGCAACAGAAGATAGCGTAGAGTTAACGGAAGTTGAAAGTAACATTTACTATGTTGATGTTATTACAGATCAAGCAACATATTTCTACGAGGCGAACAGCGTAACTAACTTAGAATTGTCTGAACGCAAACCACCAGAGGCGCATTCATTCGGTAAAGTTACTATTACAGAATTCAGCAACAATGAAAAACGTAGAGGAGACTTTGAAAAGGTTATTCCCCTTATTGACTTATATGATGAAGCGCAATCAGATACAGCTAACTATATGAGTGATTTAAACGATGCAATGTTGTTAATTAAAGGTAACGTTGATTTAAACGAAGAGGTAGCAACTTTACAAAAAGAAGCGAACGTATTCCATTTAGCACCTCCTGAATACGCAACAGTGGACGACAAAGTCACTGAAGGTAATGTAGACGCTCAATACATCTATAAACAATATGATGTAAGTGGCGTTGAAGCATATAAGACACGAATTGCTAAAGACATTCACACGCTTACTAACACACCAGACATGACTGATGAAAACTTTGGAGGTCAACAATCTGGAGAAGCCATGAAATATAAGTTATTTGGTTTAGAACAACGTACAGCAATCAAAGAAGGATTGTTCCGAAAAGGATTGGTTAGACGTTACAAATTAGTCGGAGAAATCATGGGCGTGAATAGAGAGATAGACAAAGATAATCTCAAAGATTTAGTATTTACGTTCACTCGAAACTTACCTAAGTCAATCACAGAAGAAATGCAAATGTACATGAGTGCTGGTGGAGAAATTAGCCAAAAAACACTGATGTCTCTTGTATCTTTCATAGACAATCCGCAAGATGAAGTCAAACGTATCCAATCAGAGGAAGAAGAAAAAGTAAAACGTTCTGATGATTTAATGTATAAGAACGTACAAAATGAGGAAAATAACATAGAACAACCGACTTCAAACATTGAGGAGTGATGATCTATGACTTATTGGGATAAAAGAGCTCAAGAGATCATTAAAGATGAGGCAATGAGCGATACGGAAATGAGCCAAGAGATTGAACGCATTGTTAACAACATGATTGACGATATAGAGAATGAGATATCTAAATTCTATGCAAGATACGCAGACAGTGAAGGTATTCCTATCAACGAAGCAAAAAAGAGAGTGGATACTTTCGACGTTCAATCTTTTGCTAATAAAGCAAGGTCGTACGTTAAAAACAATGACTTTAGCGATAGAGCGAACAGAGAACTTAAACAATACAACACAGCGATGTATGTGAATAGAGAGAAGTTACTTAAAGCACAGTTAGGGCTCATTGTAACGTACTCATACGCTCGTATAGAGCAATCTATTTATAATTACATGGAATCATCCTATTATCGTTCTCTTGAGCAACAAGCAGGTATTTTAGGCGAAACAATACATGTATCACTCAACGATGTAAAAACAATTGTCACTGCTCCATTTCAAAACTCTAATTGGTCACGTCGTTTATGGCGTGATATGAAAGTTGTTCGTGCTCATGTTGAAAAGGCTACAAGCCAAGTATTGTTAAGAGGACGACACCCTTATGAGTTTGTGAAAGAGTTCAGAAAAGAAACAGGTAATAGTACTTACGAAATAAGACGTTTACTCATAACAGAAGCTGCTAGAGTGCAAACGTTAGCTGCAAAGCGTCATATGTTAGAACAACATGGTCCAGATGCAGAATATGAATATCACGCTAAGATTGATGGTAAGACAACAAAAACCTGTAGGCACTTAAACAATAAAGTATTTAAAGTCAAAGATATGAAGCCTGGTGTGAACGCTCCGCCTATGCATCCTTTTTGTCGGAGTGCTGTAGCGCCACACATCAATCCTAATTGGAGAGATGAATTCTTTGAAGAACGCAAAGGAAGATATTCACTATAAGGAGGTGTTGTAATTGGCAGAAACAAACGATGTAACAAATACACCACCAGTTACCAACGAAGGTACTGCAAAAGAAATCGTAGATAATTCCATAGGCGACTATGAAGATGCTGATTGGGAAGAAGAAGAAATCATCGATACAGATTTCAGCGATGAAGAAGATTCAGAATATGAAGATGACTTTATGGATTCAGATGACGAAGAATTTGAAGAAGAGAATTGGGAAGAAGATTACGATTTTTCAGATGACTTTGATCAAGAAGATTTAGATTTCTTAGAGGGACTTGGTGGTTCTGGAGATGAAATAGAAGAAGAGTACGAAGAGGATTACGAAACAGAAGAAGGCCTTTATGATGTAACTGAACTTGATAGCGACACAATTGATGAGTTTGACAAGTACGATGAAAGTTACTTGCAAGATAGATTAGATGATGTGTATGACGAATACAATCAGATATTTAATAAAGAGCCATCAGATATCATCAAAGATAGTATGACAACTCAAGAGAAGATAGACAAAATTGTTGATGCAATTCAAGAGGGTGGAAACGGTGTGTAATGAACGTATCGCTAAAGCTCTCGAAGGCATTCAATATGAATTGAAACGATTGAATGACTCAAACCCTAGTAACCGAGCACAAGCGAAACAGAAAGAACCTGAGAAGAAAGAGTTTAAACCTAAAAATTTCATCTGAGGTGGTACTTATGTCAAAACGTGAAGCAGTTGGTCCTGGCGTTACCGCGCCAATATCTCGTCAGTAGGATACGTTAACCTACTCGACCTCAGTAAGTCGTTAAACTGCTCAATATTAAAAAATACTGAGCGGGCTTAAATCAAATGCGAATATCAAATATATCTAGCACACTAATTGGGCTTAATTGACTAATTGGGGTGCTATTTTTATGCGATTAAACATTGAATTTAAGACTGAACGGGAGGATAAACAAATGGAATTAGTAGACAAAATGAAATTAAACTTACAATTCTTCGCTGAAGATAACGGAGATGAACCTGGAGAAAGTAATGATAAGAAGCCAGAAAACAATGACGATCAAAAGCAAGAAACGTATACAAGAAGTGAAGTAGATTCTCAAATCAGTAAAGCTGTTGATTCTGCCTTATCAAAACGCGAACGTAAGCACCAGCAAGAATTAGAACAAGCTCGTGAAGAAGCTAAAAAAGAGGCTGAAAGCTACGCTAAGTTAACTGAAAAAGAGAAGAAAGACAAAGAATTTGAGAAACGCGAACAAGCCTTAGCTGAAAAGGAAAAGGAATTTAGATTACGTGAACTCAAAGCTGATGTGGAGAACGACCTTAAAGACAAAGGTCTACCTACTTCATTTGCTGACTCACTAATCCATTTGGAAGATAACGAACAAATCAATGAAGTTGTCAACGCGATTAAGGAAGATTTCGACAGAGCAGTTCAAGAACAAGTGAAAGAAGCTACTCGTCAATCAACGCCGTCTGGACAACAAAGTGATGTATCTAGTAACAAAAAGACAAGCGATAGTTTTGCAGAATTAGCAAGACAAAATAGAATAATTCAATAAAATGGAGGCATTTTAAATGGTAAAAGTAAACCCACAAACATTCAATCCAGATAATGTAATGATGCATGAGCACAAAGAAGGGGAATTGTTAAACGATTTCAACGAACCTATTCTTTTAGATGTATTGCAAAACTCTAAAATCATGCAATTAGGTAAATACCAGGATATGGGCGGAAAGTCAGAGAAAAAGTTCACTTACTGGGCAGATAAACCAGGCGCTTACTGGGTAGGAGAAGGTCAAAAAATCCAAACTTCTAAACCTAGCTTACTTGAGGCATCTATGCGTTCTCATAAATTAGGTGTTATCATCGTTGCTTCTCGTGAATACTTAAACTACACTTACTCTCGTTTCTTCGAAGCAATGAAACCTCAAATTGCTGAACAGTTCTATAAAAAGTTTGATGAAGCAGGTTTATTAAACGTTGATAATCCATTCTCACAATCTGTAGAACAATCAGCTACTGCAGCAGAAAATGTTGTTAACGGTGATATCACTTTAGATAACATTTTAGCTTTAGAAGATACTTTATTAGAAGATGATGTAGAAGCTAACGCATTCTTATCTAAAACTCAAAACCGTACTGCTTTACGTGGCGTACGTGATGAAGCGACTAAAGAAAGCTACTATGACCGTTCATCTAATACTTTAGATGGTTTACCAGTTGTTGACCTTAAATCAGACCAATTCAAAAAAGGTGACTTATACGCTGGAGACTTCAACAAAGTGTTTTATGGCATTCCTTACAACATGTCTTACAAAATTTCAGAAGATGGTCAATTATCAACGGTACAAAATGCTGACGGTTCACCAGTAAACTTATTCGAACAAGAATTAATCGCTTTACGTGTAACTATGGACGTTGCGTTCCATATTGCAGATGACAAAGCATTCGCTAAGTTAACAGCTGGTTCTGCTTCAACTGGTGGAAATACTGAAACCGTATAATTAATCTAGGAGGTCTTACAATGGCTTATTCTTACAAAGTAGTTCGACCGTTCGTAGATAAAGAAGATGGTAAAGAATATAAAGTAGGAGATGAATTCTCCACTGATATTACTAATGAACGTATCGAACAACTATTCCATAAACAAAACGTATATAACGAGCAGTATATCGCTTTAGATGTTGATGCTAAAGCAACAAAAGCTGAATTGTTAGAAATAGCTAAAAAACATGGCGTAGACGTATCTAAGGACGATACAAAAGCGGTAATTATAAAAACATTGGAGGGATAACATGGCTACATTAGAAAATGTAAAAATGTTACTCTCTATCGATGATGATAAGCAAGATGAACTACTCAAAATAATCATAAACAATACAGAAAAGCGTTTGATTAGTTTACTCCCACTTGAAACCGAGGAAATACCTGAAAGACTCGAGTACATCGTGGAAGAAGTATCAGTCAAACGCTTTAATCGTGTTGGCGCTGAAGGAATGACACAAGAAAGTGTTGATGGTCGTTCTAATACTTTTCAAAGTAATGATTTTGATGAGTATATGGATGTTATTGATGCTTTATTTCCGAAAGAGACAAGTAAACGTGGTAGAGGTGTTTTCTATTGAGATACAACAAGCGTGTGAAGTTCTCTAAGGAAATTAAAGGTGGTTATAATCCTAAAACAAGTAAGTACGATGTTAAGGAGCAAGTGTACAACGAAGTTCCTTGTAATATATCTCCTTTATCCCCGCAACGTACTAATCTTGAGTATGGAGATGTAACCAAAGATATTAACGTCATTCGCTTAAATGGTCGTTTTGAACCAAAAGTGACTCATGCTTATATCAAAGATTCAAAGTACATTATCACTAAACGTATCGACTATGAACACGACACTGTATTCTATGCAGAGGAGGTTAAATAGTGGCTGGAGATATCGATGCTCTAATTAGAAAGCTAGACCGAATGCACAGTAGCATTGATGATGACGTTGACGAAGTGCTCAAAAACAATGCTGGCGAGTTCGCTAGAGATACTGTTGTGAGTGCTAAGTCAGTAATGAATAAAGGTTACTGGACAGGTAACTTAGCTAGAATGATTAGAGATACAAAAAATGGCGATATGAAGTATGCTATTACCTCTAATGCAGGATATAGTGGCTTTTTAGAATATGGTACGCGTTACATGGCTCCTGAAACGTTTATGTTCCCTGTTTATGAAAGATATACAAGGAAAGTCAGAGAGGACCTCGAGAGATTAATAAACGGTAAAACGGGGGGCATGTAATGAAACAATCAGCTAAACTTCAACTATTCAATTACTTATACGAAAAATTTAGTGAACTTGGTGTCCCTGTTATTGAAACAAAAGAGTTAAACCAAGAGTTGTCTTATCCCTTTATCGCTATTCAAACTACTACAGATAGCATGAACGTGTTAACTTTTGACAGTTTCGGTGGTAATCCTACCGCTACCGTTCATTTGTGGGGTTTAGATGATGATAAAGGGATAAACGATAACTTGCTTATGCAAGTTCAAAATATCATGTTAGACGATATTCAACTCGATGGTTTTAGTTTGTTTAATCCACAGTTAGATATCAACGAAGCTATCGAAATAGAAAGTAATCAAGCATTATCACATATAACAATAAATATTGAATACACAAGTCATTAATTGGCTTGTTTTTTTTATAATTTTTTAGGAGGGCAAAACCTATGGCAATTAAACAAGGTACTGATGAGTTAGTCTTGATTCGTAAGGCTGGCGATAAAAAAGATGCAAATAAAGTAATGTGGGTAACAGAATTAGAACGTGAAACTGAAAAAGACAGAGATACAGAAGCTACTGTAGATGGTCCTGTTAACTCTGGAGGTACATTAGAGTCAACAGTTACGATTAACTGCTACATGAACCAAGACGACACGTTATGTGATGAAATTGAAGATGCTACCGAAGAAGATACCCCTTATGAATTATGGGTTATCAATAAAAAAGTTAAAAACAAAGATGGAAAATATAAAGCAGAATATCGTCAAGGATACTGGAATAGTATTGACCGTACTAACGACGCTGAAGATATCGCAGAATTTGAAACTGAATTTGGTGTATATCTTAGAAAAGTTCGTGGTTGGGCAACATTACCAGAACAAATCGAGAAAAACAAAGCTGCTTATGGCTTCCACGATACTGTTGCTGCAGATCCAGCTGACGATGGCCTTGTGTCAGAAATCCCGCAACCTAACGAACCAAGTACAGCAGAAACTGTATAACATCGAGGGCTTGATGCCCTCTTTTTCTTTTTTTGACTAAATTTAAAGTGAGGTAATTAAAAATATGGAAATCAAATTTAACGGTAAAACAATCGAATTATCATTTGGATTAAAATTCTTAAACATCATTGATAAAGAAATGGGCATGGAAGCTGAACAAGTTAACTTTGGTAAAGGTACAGAAATGTTAGTACCTGCATTAGAAAGCCACAGTGTAGTAGATGTTGCAAAAGTAATTAAAGCTGCAACAGCACAAGAAAAAGGCGCTCCTAAAACAGAAAAGGACTTAGAAGAAGTTGTTGAGAATGTTATTGAAAATACTGGTCTTGAAGAATTCTGTAATGAAGTTATCGAGGAACTGGGAAAGCGTGTTTTAACCCAAAACCTCGTTCCGAAAAAATACAAAAAGAACAGCAAGAAGTAGAGGAAGAAGTATTAACGTTTGATCGTATTGTTATCTTATGCATGAGTAAGCTCAAAATCTATGATTTAGATGTCATAGAGCGAATGACACTTAGGGAGTTTAACTATCGTATGTACGCCTTAGAATATGAACAACTAGATAGAGACATGGATATGTACAAACTAGCATTTGCTATTAGAGACGCTGCTGCAGAGAAAAAGAAACGTGGCGGTAAAAAAGGCGAGACAGAATATCGTTTCAAAAGTGCAGACGATATCATGCATTATCAAGAGAACATTAAACGATTAGACAGGGGCGAACCTGTGAAGTTCGCTTCTGAAAGCAAATTTGAGGAGAATATGCCTCCGAAAGATTTACTTCAACAAATTGCAAAACTTAATAAATAAGGAGGTGGGAACACGTGGCAGAAGCTAACTATAGTATTAAAGCGACGATTGAAGCTAACGCTAAAAAGTTCAAAAGCGCTATACAAGCAGCTAAAAACACAGCAGAGCGTTTTAAAGGTACTATGGATAAAATCAAAGATAATGAAATTGATGCAGATGCATCAGGTGTAACTAGCGCAGTAAACAAAGCTAAAAAAGAAATAGAATCATTTAATAACACTCGTGCAGAAGCTGACCTTGATATAGATATTGACGAAGTTAAAAGCAAAGTACAAATAGCTGAAGAATATGTACGCAAATTCGATGCTTACAGAGGCGACGCAGAGTTAGACGCTAATGTAGCAAGCGCGAAAGCTAATATTGAAGAAGCACAAGCATATTTAGAACGCTTCGACGGATCAAATGCTAATGCACATGCTGATGTTGACGCAAGAAGAGCTATATCAACGTTATCTAAGCTACAGATTGATTTAGATATGTTTGACGGAAATTCTTATAGTGCTCATTTAGATGCAGACGCAACTAAAGCACGTGTCGCTATAGCTGAAGCTAAAAAGTCGCTTAATAGCTTTGCGAGACAAAAAGCGAAAGCTACTGTCGAAGTTAACGAAGGCGCTGCTGTGTCTAAGATTTTAGCACTTAAAGCAATGTTACGTTCAATTCCTAACCGAATACACACTAGGATAGATGTTGATTCAGATAAAGCACAAGGCGCATTTAGAGCAATGGTAGCTGGTATTGATAGTTCTATGAACTCATGGAACGCTTTAGCTACACGTATCAGAACAATTGGTACCGTAATTTCTAACATGATAAAGGGTTCTTTAATTTCCAATATAACGTTGGTAGTTCCTATCATTGCTTCGATGGTTCCTGCATTATTTGCTGTTCTTAACGCTATCGGGGTTGTAGCTGGTGGAGCTGCAGGATTAGCAGCTGCATTTGGTGTTGCTGCAAGTGGCGTTATGGGATTTGGAGTTATGGCTGCAAGTGCTATAAAAATGCTTAACGATGGAACTCTACAAGCTACAGCTGAAACGAAAAAGTACGAAAGCGCCTTACAAGGTGTTCAAGATGCTTGGCAAGGTATTATAGAGAAAAATCAAAGTCAAATCTTTAACACAATGGCTAATGGCTTAAACATGATTAAAGTGGCATTAGCAGGTTTGTCTCCTTTCATTAGTGGCGTGTCAAAAGGAATGGAACAAGCGAGTGCTAAAATGCTTGATTGGGCTAAAAACTCTCAAGTTGCACAAAAGTTTTTCCAAATGATGGGCACAACAGGAGTAAGAATATTCAATAATATGCTAAGTGCAGCAGGCAATTTTGGTAGTGGTGTAGTAAGTGTTCTCACACAACTAGCGCCACTTGCAGATTGGGCTGCAGCTGGATTTAAACGAATGGGACAAGCTTTTAATTCTTGGGCGCAGTCATCGGCTGGACAAGAAGCTATTAAATCATTTGTAGAGTATACAAAACAGAATTTACCGTTAATAGGTCAGATATTTGGTAATACTTTCAAAGGTATATTTAACCTTATGAAAGCATTTGCACCTAACACTCACTCTATTTTAGAATCACTTGCTCAAATGTCTGAGAAGTTCGCTTCTTGGAGTGCTACAGTAGCACAATCAGATGGATTTAAGAAATTTATGGATTATATCAACACGAATGGCCCTAAATTAATATCGCTACTAGGTAATATAATCCAAATCATTATAAATGTTGGTACTGCAATGGCACCACTAGCTGCAGCAGTTTTAGATGTTGCTATTGCGATTACAGATTTTATTGCTAAATTAACTGAAGCACATCCTGCTATTGGAATGTTATTGGGATTAATTGCTACATTAGCCGGTGTATTCATGACGCTTGGTCCACCTATTTTAGGTATTATCGACTTTATTGGGACGTTCGTCAAAGTATTGACTGGTGCAGGAACGGTTTTAGAAGCACTTAGTGCGATTGGTTCAGCACTTAGTGGAGCATTAGAAACTGTTGCTTTAGCGTTCATGTATTTAGATGCTCCGATAATAGCTATTGTTGCAGCAGTTGCAGCTGTAATCGCTATATTCGTTGCTTTATGGAACTCATCATCAGTATTACGTAATGCCTTAATAGGTGCGTGGAATGCCATTAAAAGTGCTGTTGGAGCAGCGATACAAGCAGTTATTGGCTTCTTAGGAGATTTATTATCTCAAGCGCAATCCATTATGGGACCTCTTGTACCTATATTTAAAAATGCTTGGGATACAATCGTGCAAATTGTTGAAACAGCAGTTAAGTTAATCTCTCCAATTGTTTCGCAAGGTTTCCAAGCATTAGTTGCTGTTGTAAGTACGGTTTGGACTGTAATATCTACAGTTATTAAAGTTGCTTTTGATGTGATCATTGGAATTATTACTGTAGCTTTACAGATACTTAGTGGCGACTGGTCGGGTGCTTGGCAAACAATATTAAAAGTTGGGCAAACAATTTGGCAAAACATTGTTTCTGCAGCTCAAGCTATATGGGATATTTGGAGTAAATATTTACAACAAACTTGGCAAAATGCAGTCAACTTCTTTAGTACAATATTTGGCGCGTTAATTGGTATTGCAAGCTCTATTTGGAATGCAATTGTCAATGCCGTTATCTCTGTAGTTAGTGGATTGGGAACTTTCTTATCTAATATATGGAGTACAATTGTTGCTATGGCACAATTCCAATGGAATGTTTTAGTATCTGCAGCACAAACTATTTGGGGTGCGATTGTTAATGTTGTAATGACGGTAGTTAATGGTTTAAGCACATTCCTTGCTAACGTATGGAACGCAATTATTACCTTAGCTCAAATACAATGGAATGTTTTAGTAACAGTAGCACAAACGATATGGACTGCTATTGTTACAGTAATAACAACTATAATTACAACATTGGTTACAATTGTTACTACAGTTTGGACGGCAATTGTTACAGTTACACAAACTATTTGGACAGTTCTTGTTACTATTGCTCAAACAATTTGGACTGCGATTTCAACTATTATTATGACTATTGTTAATATCATCGTCACTATCGTTACAACTGCGTGGACTACTTTAATCACTATAACAACTACTATAATGACTGCAATCTCATCTGTGATATCTGCAATCTGGACAACAATAGTTACTATAGTAAGCACAGTTGTTTCAACTATTGTATCTTTCGTATCAACTGGTTGGTCTACTTTAATGAGTGTGACAAGTTCTATTATGACCGCAATATCAAGTCTTATTTCAAGTATTTGGTCATCAATAGTAAGTTTTATAAGTAATGCGGTTTCAAGGGCCGTCAGTTTTGTAACCAGTGGTTTTTCAAACATGCTCAGTGCGGTCGGCTCAGCAATGTCAGGTATTGTTAGCTCTGTAATATCTGGAATGTCTAGAGTTGTAAGTTCTGTAACTTCAGGTGTTTCAAGAGCAGTAAATGCTGCTCGTAGCTTTATAGGTCACATGAAACAAGTCGGTGTTGATTTAATTCAAGGCATGATTAATGGAGTTGTTAGTATGGCTCGTAATTTAGTAAATGCTGCACGTAACGTAGTTATGGGTGCAGTAAATGCTGCTAAAAACGCATTACACATTGGCTCACCTTCTAAGTTGTTCAAACAATTTGGTGTATGGACTATGGAAGGTTTAGGCATTGGAATTAACAAAGAAGGCAAAAATGTAATCAGTGGTATGGGTGCAATGGCTCAAAGAGTATCTGATGCTTTTGATCCAAGTCTAAATGTACCAAGTATACAAAGAGACCTTAAGAGTGCGAGCGCATCAGCTAATGCTAATATCACTCATACTCACGAATATAAAACAAATCCATCACAACGCGTTGTAACTGTAAAAATGGATGTTAACAACGACGCATTAACTCATATTGTCAACGGACAAAATGCAGATAGAGATGCAACATTCACATTCTAGGAGGTCAGGCAATGGATTTACAAATCAAACAAAAAGATGGAAATAAATATAAGTTGTCTGACTTCGGTTTTCGAGTGAAAGATATTGTCATCGAAAGTCCGGAGATTGAAGATAACTACGAAACAAAAGAAAATACAAGTGGTCGTATGTTACTTAGCAGTCAGTATCGTAAAAGAAAAATTACGGTACCCTGCTATGTAGTTAGTACGAAACTTAATGATATACCAAGATTAAGAGATAAATTTTATGATTTGACTGTTAACACCGAACCTGTTTGGATAAGAGAACTTAGATACGCAGAAGAACACAACTATAAATTTTTGCAACCTACTGAAGAAGATTATCAATCATATGACAAATACGGTTATCCAATATTTGATCATAATATGATGAATGATAATTTTTACACTAGTGGTAAACAGTATCAGGTTAAATGCTCATCGGTTATAACTCCAGAAAACAAGGGCAAAGTTATTAATTTTGATTTAGTTTTCGAAACGATTGAGATACCATTTGCCGAAAGTATAGGAACTTCATTGGACTTAGAAAATAAACCTAATAAAGCGTTATGGTCTAATGACATGCTAGTTCCATTTGACGAAGAAAGTGACAAGAGAACTTATACTTTTACTAACTGTTGGAATAATAGTGTTTATTATCACGGAAATGTTCCTAATAATGAGTTTAAACTTTATAAAAAAGTAACAATCGTTCTAGGTAAAAGCGTAAGTAGTAAAGAAAACTTTCAGTTTACATTAGGGAAATCGGATTATATGAAAATTAGCAACATAAACCTTAAAAAAGGCGACAAAATTGTATATGATGGCGTTCAAACATGGCGTAATGGCACCCCAATCAATCATCGTTGTTCTAATGCACAACCTAAGTTTTATCCTGGTTGGAATGACTTTAGTTTTAACCAACAAATCAAATCTGTAACGTTCGATATGAAATTTTATTATAAGTAGGTGGTTATTAAATGCCAGTATTATTTAGCCCGATAAGAGGTATAGGAGAGCCAGTCTATGTTACTACAACTACCACATCTAAATTAGGTTCTGAAACAGTTGTACAGTGTAAATTACTTGAAGATAAATATAACTATAACGTTATACGTGGGATTGATAAGCGTTGGTCGTTAACACAACTTACTGGACCTAACGACAAAAGAGAATATGTTGCTTATATCATCGATAGAAAAACTCACGGTAGAAATCAAGAAGTTACTGTAACACTTAGAGAAAAGCCAATAGATATCATTAAGAGAAAAAGAGTATATGACAAAATAGACGGGCCACATAAACCACCAGACTTTTTTGAGAAAATATTCAAAGGTACTGGTCTTAAATACAAAGTGTCTAGTAATTTATTTGTATCTGAAATTAAAGACTCTGGAGAGGGAGAAAGTGTCGAAGATTTACTGAAAAAGGGTTTAGAGGCATGGGACTTAGAATTTGATATACATCATGATTACAAAACAAACACATATACTTTTGAATTTACGCCATATTTAGAAAAAAGAGCAACTTATCATATAGACGATGAAATTAACGCAAACAATATGAAATTAGAAGAAGATAGTGGTCAAATGTATACCTATGTTAAAGGGTACGGTTCATATACAGACGAAGAAGGCTTAGATGGTGCAGGTCTTATAGTAGAATTTGAACATCCTAATATGAAAGATTACGGACGTTTTGATGCACCACCAGTTAAAGATGGTTCTATTACTGATCCAGATATTATGCGTGCTAGATTACAATCAGTTATTAATTCATCTATAAAGCGCTCTTTAACTTTAGACTTTATAGCATTGCGAAATCATTATCCTAATGCCGTTCCGAGAGTGGCAGATATCGTTAAAGTTAAACATTCAATATTAGGTATCAATGAATTCATGAGAATTGTCGAAGTCAAAACCATTAGAGATGCAGAAAACAATATAGTGAAACAAGATGTGACATTAGGCGACTTCAATAGACACAATCGCTACTTAGAGCGTATTAGTCAAGCAGCACAAGTAGTAGGAGGTTTAGGTGGCGGTTTTGCAAATTCATATCGTACCACATACGCCAAAGCTAATGCTGCTATCACTTCTACACGAAAGTCTATTGACTCTAATAAAGCATTACACGGCAATGAGAATGGAATTAGAGCAATTGTAGAAAAAGATCACATACTCGAATATAACAGGAATGGGAAATTCCGAGTGTCTCATGACAGAGGGAAAACATGGCAAGTTATCGCAAGTGCTAAAAGTGGATTTAACAAATACGTAATACCAAAAGCGACTGATAAATCTTCTGGATTAATGAGTAATACTGATAAAAAGAAAGTTGATAGACTTCATTATAATCGTTTAAAAATGCAAGGCGAAAACGGCAAATATTATAACATCACGATAGATAAAGATGGAAAATTACAAGTTAAGGAGGCGTAGCAATGCGTAAGACAATATATACCAAGCTAGATACTTTATTTAGTTCACGGTATGTGAGAGAAAATGAGCTAAATTACATTGCTATACGAGACATGCTAACTAATATTGAAGAAATATTAGTAAAGCATGGTAAAACCGAAAAGCAAGCTCATAACTCTGAACAAATTGTATATAGATTGCCTACTGGTCCTAATGTTACTGTAGGACAAGAATTAGGATATCAAAGTAAACGTATTAGAAATTTAGTATTAGGAACAATTGGTAATGGTCTACAAGAAGTGAGAGACAGTCGTACATCAATTGACGCTCAAAACTTCCCTATACTTTCAGAAAGATTAAGACATGACTTTACTAGAATAGACGAAAAAATAGACAAAGAATTAAATGTAGCTGATGATGCTACTTATCTGTTTACGCCCCCATTTATCGCAAGTGCTGAACAAGGTGTTAACGAAACACCTAACAATAATGATCCTGACGATAACCGAAAAGTGTTTTATGACAAATTTGTTGACAACAAGTATGTTACGAAAAAATATGTAGGTAAAGACCAAAGTAACAAGTACAATGTTTATGCTTATGATTTCAAACCTCAAAACTATACAAAAACTTTACTCATCACATCATGTATACACGGGAATGAATACAGCGCATTTTATGCTTTAAGTCGCTTTATGGATTTAGTCGTCAATGAATGGAACAAGTATTCACAACTCGCTTATATACGTAAAAACGTGAGAGTTGTTATAGTCCCTATTGTTAACCCTTGGGGCTTTGCTAATAATGAACGCGAGAATGTAAATAATGTAGACTTAAATCGTAATTTTGACTATTATTGGTCAAATGGTAGTGGTACACGTTCTACTGGTAAAAACTACAAAGGGACTAAGCCGTTTAGCGAGAGAGAAAGTAGAAACATGAAAGCATTAGTAGAAGGCTTAGGAGATATTACAGCTCACGTAGATTGTCATAATATTGTTTCACAAGTAAGTGACTATTGTTTATTCTATCCACGTTTTGCAAATCAACCTAACAATGTGATGACTGAAATGCTTTCAGAAATGTCAGATCATGGAGATTATGTAACTTGGGGTTCAAGTACATTAGCCTCATTTAGTAACTGGGTGGGTATTAAGCATGGTACAACCTCTTTCTTACCTGAAGTGTACGAAGGCAGAGCTGGAAAACCTAGAGGCGCTCAAGAGATGTGGCGTTCAGTTTATTACTTAGGAAATATCATCTCCAAATTATCAAAACTAGACACTAACAAAGAAGGTAGAATTGCAAATCAACCTATTGTTAAGTCTTTAGTTTATAGTAGTAGATTTGATAAAAAAGATACTAAGCCTTTTTCACTTATCGCTAAAAAAGATTATCAACGTATGTTAATGACACAACAACGTTTCCAAGTCACAGCTAATGGTTTTGTAGAGTTAAATGGTTCTATTACTGTAGAAGTTGATAGAGATACAACGATAGCTGTAGCACCTTATGTAGTACAAAACTATCACCCGTACAGCGGTAATGGAAAAAGTAGAAAACGTCACTTATACAGAGTGAGAATGCCAGTTAAAAAAGGATGGCATACTATACCACTTCATGCAATAGCTCCTGTTCAATATTCAACAACGAGTCCAGATAATGTTCATAGATCTAACGAAGTTATGGGTGTTATAGATATATTAAGAACTAAAGGCGTTGCAAAAGTTAGAAACTTAATTATCAACCTTACTTTTACACCTTCGCATTCACACACAGCAGTTCAAATTCTTAAATCTGGTGGTTATGGTAACCAAAAAGAGAAAACATTCCATCAAGTTTATCCTGATAAACCGAGCGCATATACTAAGACAAACAAAATTATTCATAAAACTAAAAAGAAATAATAAGGAGGCTTCATAATGGACGGATTTTATAAAGAAGCTAGAATTACTACTGTTGATGAACCTTACTTAAAGCCAATATCTGATGAAGGTATTGGCTTTTATAATATGGATATAAATACTGCGGTATTAACTTTTCAAGTGCGTAGAGAAATAAACGGGGAAAGTTATCCCCTAGAGATTAGCGAAGCTAACACTGAGATAACAGCTTATTTTGTTTCCGATAACGGTTCTTCAACCGGAAGGGTTAAAGTTGAATATGTTAATCCTATGAAAGGCATTATACGTTTAACTTTAGACAGTAATTTCCTGAAGGCTTCTACTGACACTCATGTGACTGGTCAAATTTATATCAAAGCAGTTGGTCGTAAAGATACAGTTGTACTTAACGAGTTTCGCTTTTACGTAAAAGATGCATTAATTAACCAAATAGATGCTGATATTAAAATCAGATATATTAGAGAGATTGACGATCTTGTTGATTTAGTGAAAGACAGAATTGATACTGTATCAAAAGAATTAGAAAACGTTCAAAATGCTGAAGAAGAATTCATGAATTTTGTAAATACTCAAAAGTCAGAATTTGTTAAACAAGTTAAAGATTTGCGGGAACAAATGGAAGGTTTCGCAAAACAAACCGAAACAGAGTTAACAGACTATCTAAATAATATTAACGATAAAATTTTAGAGGTCAACGAACGACTAAATTCGGCAACTGAAGGAGTTATAACAGAGGAAAACTTAGACGAGCACCTTATCAACTACGCTAAAAAAGATGAAGTTAATCAGCAGTTATCTAAGAAGGCAAACGAAGATGAATTTAAGACACTTTCTGATGGTTTAGATGAATTAATACAAAACAAAGTTAATGAAGCTATAAAGAGTGCCACAGGTCAATTATCAGCACTTACAGAAGCCGAAGGTTTTGCTATTAGGTTAGATAATGTTGACTTATCTACTATGAATAAGATTGATAAAACTGGCTTTTATTATCTGTACAATCCTACAAATTCTCCTGATCCTGATAATCAAAGCGGTTACGCTATTGTGATATCACGAAGCGAAACATACAAAAAAGTGTTGTTCATGCCATATAACAGACACAGAATATATTCTCGCAACATGATGGGTGAAACGACAAGATGGGGTTCTTGGTACGATGCTACTAAAGGAGTAGTAATACCTGGTTCAGACCCTGTTGTATAGGAGGTATTTTATAATGAAAAATAATTCAATCACTTACTCATTATCATTTTTGATGATTTTAGGATTTGGAGCATTGATGTTTGAACGTGGTTTTTTCTGGACAAGAGAACAGGCGTCAATCATTAGAGATAGTGATTTCTATTTAGCTTTACATCATATAATGCCTATTTGGATATGGGGAGTCCTTGCGATGATTTTTAGTGCTTTTATTATAATTGCCCCATTCTTTTTACCTACACAAAAGTTAAATAATACTTTCAACTATCTTATTTGTATTGGGGGTTGGGGTAATGCTTGCTTTTACTTTTTAATGACATCCGCTAGTATGTTTCATGCTATTAATTGGCTTTCTCCTTTGCAATTCTCTACCTTTACAATGATCTGTGGCATTTTAGGGTTCTACGGAGGTGTAGAAATTGTCTCAAGAAGAAGATAAATATGTATTACGTACAGAATGGATAAAGAATACAGGTAAAATTTATGAAAAAATTAACGAAAACGACAGAAAGCACATCGAAGCATATAGTACGCTTGATAAAAGATTAGAAAAACAAACAGGTTTACAAGAAAAACAGTTCGAATCACAAGAGCGATTAGAAAAGCACTTAGAGAAAATTAGTAGTGTAATTGAAAAAGTTGGGACAGAGTTCACTGACGTAAAGTACACAGTTAAATCTCACGAAGCACAATTAGAAAATATAAATAAGTCAATTTCTGATAAACAAAAAGGAAATATTCAAGTTTTTATAGCTTTAATCGGTGGAGGAGCAACTATAATTGGGGCAGCAATTGGACTTGCACAATATATATTCTAAGTCGACACTATTGTGTCGGCTTTTTATTTTGAAAATGAAAGTAGGTGTATGAATGGCAATATTACCAAAAAGTGGAAAACCTACTGCCTCTCAAGTTGTAAATTGGGCTAAATGGATGGCTAAGAACCATAAAGGGGTAGATATTGACGGAAGATATGGTTTCCAGTGTTAACTTTCAGCACCATTAGTGAGTAATCATTAATGAAAACTCCTCTAATTCATGGGAACCCCTAACGTAAAGACGAGGGCAATCATGAGCGAAGCCTAGAAATAGGAACGTGCAACGACTAGTCGAAAGACGTACGCTCAAGCGAGTGGAAACGGGGAGCAACCTATTGGGTTGATGATATAGTCTGAACATTCATAGAAATATGAAGAAGGTAGTAAGTAGCGAATACTATCGTAACAATATTGTGGGATTTACCTAACTATATTTTTCAAAGATATTGGCATTTTAGAACTTGGGGAAATGCAAACGCTATGGCAAATCGTAGTCAATACCCTAATAGATCGTGGAAGATTTATAGAAATACATCTAGTTTCACACCTAAGCCTGGTGATATAGCAGTATGGACTTATGGTTGGGCTGGACATACTGCAATAGTTGTTGGTCCTAGTGATAAATCACACTTTAAATGTGTGGACCAGAATTGGGTTGGGTCTAACCAATGGAGTGGTTCGAGAGCGGCTTTTGTTAATCATAACTATAACGGTAACGGCGGGAACATCTATTTTATTAGACCGCCATACAAAGCTGAGAAAAATCCTCCTAAGCCTAGCGATAGCTCAAGTAGTTCAAGTAGTTCAAGTAATACGGCAACAGACAACAATAAAACAGTCACAATCAAAAAGAAACAAACGCACATCAATTTCACTATTGACGATGGAGAACCAACATATCCTGAATTTATCCCTCACGATATCGTACAAGGCAAAGATAGAGGATATAATCCTAAAAAAGTGACTATAAGAAATGCGAATACGATGTGTTCTGTGCTTGACTTATACTTTGACAGAGAAAAATATCTAACTGACAAAGAATATCCTCACTACTTCATAGATAGAAATCATATATGGCAACCGAGATTAGAAACGTACGAAGTACCAAGCCACCCAGACAATATTGTCATTGAAGTTTGCCAAGATTTATCAGCAAGTAAAGATGATTTTATAGTCAATGAAATACACACTATGTTGCAAGCAGTTTCAAGAATGAAATATCAAGGTATACCAGTTAAACCATCTTCTATTGAAGTTGATACATCTAATATTTGGAGAAGTGTATATGAGCACGGAGATTGGGATATATCACTCAATGGGTTACCACCTAAGAAAAATGTAGATAAAACCATTAATGGTCTTTTATACCTTTATAAAAACAGTAAAAAATTACTTTCTGAAATACCTAAAAACAAAGTTAAAACAAAAACAATTAAGGTTACTGTTTCAGCTTCTAGTGTTAATAAAAACAAATCTACAACGACAACTAAAAAAGGAAGCAAAGAACCTTCTGTGGTGATTTCCAGAAGTGCTTATTCATTCAAAAGAGCCGTAGCTATTCAAATGACTAAATCTCCTCAAATCAACTATGGTAATGGCTGGTATGGTGCTAGTTATTCGGCAACCCTTAATGCTATGAACTCCTTAAAAATATGGAATAGCAAAACGCAAAAATATCAAATGCTTAATTTAGGTAAATATCAAGGTATTTCAGTTTCAGCACTTAATAAAATATTGAGTGGAAAAGGCTCTTTATCTGGACAAGGTAAAGCAGTTGCTTATGCTTGTAAGAAATACAATTTAAATGAAATATACTTGATTGCACATGCCTTTCTGGAAAGTGGTTATGGTACATCTTACTTCTCAAGCGGTCGTGCGGGTGTTTATAACTACTTTGGTATTGGTGCGTATGATTCGGACCCTGATAATGCTATCCCTTATGCGAGAAGTCGTGGTTGGACGACGCCCGCTAAAGGTATAATTGGCGGTGCTAAATTTGTAAGACAAGGTTATATTAGCAAAGGTCAAAATACTTTATACCGTATGCGTTGGAATCCACGTAGTCCAGGAAATCATCAATACGCTACCGACGTACGCTGGGCACAAGTTCAGGCAACAACAATCAAAAATCTGTATGACAAAATCGGAATTAAAGGTGAACATTTTATTAGAGACAGATATAAATAACAGGGCTATGTGCTGACAGCATGTAGCCCTAAATTATTAAAAAGAGGTGTTTAAATGGAAACGTACAAAACCGGTACAGTTAACACAATTATCAATGAAAATGGTGTTGATTTAGGAAATATAAACGTTAACTTGTACACAATGGATAATATGACTTCTGTTATTGATATCCATCTCAAAAAGAAAAATTTGATTAGTGAACAACAAGAATATATTCCGGTTAACTTCAATCAGACAAAATTCAAACCGGTATTACACATTTTTGCTCAAGACGGATCTATTTTCACTAATGAACCTCTTGAAATCATCAAACCTGAAGAGGGTTATGTAAGATATATCATTCCAGAATATATCACTAAACATGTTGGTCAGATGCAATGCAAACTATTTTTGGAAAACCCAGAAAATAACGATAGCAGTCATGTTGCTAATTTTTACTTTACTGTTAACGATAGCGGTATAACTAAAAGTATTGGTAAGGAAATACGTGTAGAATTGCTAAATGATATCGTTGAAAAAGTAATGAAAAATAATGTAGAGATTTTTAAAGGTCCTAAAGGAGATACTGGAGAACAAGGTCCAGCAGGACAAGACGGTAAAGATGGTAAAAATGGCATTAATGGTATCGATGGTATAAATGGTAATCCAGGTCCACAGGGGCCAACTGGTCCAAAAGGCGATACAGGAAAACAAGGTATCACAGGACCACCGGGTCCTAAAGGAGAAAAGGGAGAACCTTTCAGATATGAAGATTTCACTTCCGAACAATTAGCGAGTTTAAAGACTTCTGTTGAAGTGATAAAGAGTGATTTAATTGCAATAAATGGAGCTCAAACGTATGCTTTTTCGGACAATGCATTACCAAATTATACAATATTAAAATTCCCAAATATAACTATTGTGAGAGTGTATGGATATTTTTCAAATTTATCTACCGGTACAGTATTCACACAAATTCCTAGACAATTTGCTCCAACTCAGTCATTTGAAAGTAAGGGAATTGCTAGATTAGCTACAAATACCTTAACGATTTTCAGAATTTCTAACTATGGAAGTATTTCTGTTCAAGGCCAACCAGATAATACCTCAGTCTTATTAGATACTTGGTGGATAATATAAAGAAAGAAGGTTTTTAAATGTATAAACAATACTTTAAAAAGTCTAATGGCGAAGTATTCTTGTTTGATGACAAATCAGATGAAGTTACTGATGAATTTACAGATATCATGCCTGATGAAGGACTCTATGCGCCTATTCATTTTGACGGAGAAAAATGGGTAGGTACATCGTATGAAGAATGGTTAGAACAACAACCTAAAGTTGAAGTGGAAGAAGCACCTGATGCCAAAGATGTTTTAATATCGGATCTAACATTACAATTAATGAAAACACAAGATACAGTAGCAAATCTACAGAATGATATGGCGAATTTAACATTACAAGTTTTGGAGAGTGATAGCAATGCGTAACATAGGTATTAGATATTATAAAATGGGCTTATATAATGAAGAACAATTTGCTTTATTTGTAAAAAGAGGGTTTGTAACGCCGGAAGAATATTTAGAATTAACGGGTGTTGAATATGATCCAGAAAAAGCACATGCATAACTAATTCACCGGACTTTTTAGTCCGGTTTTTTATTGGAGGTAAAACATGTTAATGAATGTACTTAATTTAAATGATTCACAAGACGGCAATCGCATTAAACAAGGCGACCTATCACATATGCGATACATCTTATCTGACACTAACAAAGACGACTTAAAACTAGACGGATTACCTGCAAAAGTATTTCTCACTGACAGTACAGGTGTCAAATATATCTACGACACTACAGTTAGGCAATATGACAATGCCTATGTGTGCGATGTTGTAATCAATCAGATTATCCCTGCAAACACATATTCATTAGAAATATGGGTGGATAACAAGTATGTATTCCCGTCTGACAATAAAGCAAAAATTCAAGTGACAGAGAGTGTGATTGGTAAACAATTGATCAATACACAAAACCATGATTTATGGCAAGAGATGATTGAATACGGCGTAAAAAACGGATTGATTAAGAACCAAACTGAAACCGAAGTAAATTATTCTCCTCTCAAAAATTTAACAGGAGTGTTTATTGGTGATAGTATAACTGAAGTTAATTTTAGAACATCAAAGAATTACCATCAATTTATAGCAGAACGTACAGGCTTAAATGTAATTAATTTAGGTGTGAGTGGTACAGGATACGTAGACCGAATTAACGCAGTTGATTCGATTGCAGAACAACCCGATTTTATAGCTGTATTTTTAGGCACAAATGATTATTCAGGTGTTACGGGTAGTAAAATTTTAGGTAATGTGAATGACACCGAATCTCCAACGTTAGCAAGTCATATATATACGTTGTTACTTAATTTGATGAACAAGTTTCCTAACACGCCGATTGTTACAATTACACCATTACCAAGAATTGAAAGTAATCCAATGAATGAAAACCAAGGTAAAAACGGTTATAAATTAGTTGAATTAGTCGAAATGATAAAAGGTATTTCTAAACGTTTAGCTATTCCGTGTTTAGATTTATACCATAACAGTCATTTAAGAATATGGTATGACGAGGTTAATAATCATTTCTTTGCTTACACAGAAGGACAAGCTGACGGCTTACATCCTAACTATCATGGACACGAATATATTTCTTATCCTATCCAGTCATTTCTGGAACAACATGTTATTATTGGTAACAAACAACCATTTGTTTCTGATGGTAATCCTATTACAAAAATAACGCCTAAAGCAACTTTTGAAACTGCTGATGATGGTTCGACAATCGCAACGATACCAGGAGTGCTACCAACATGGAAAAAAGAACAAAGTTTCATGTTACGAGTTCCGGCTGAAACGTTGAATTTAGCAGGTAAAAAGATAACAGAAGCAGAATATAATGGACATAAAATACTAAATCCTAATGATTTTTTAGGCAACAACCCATTCTGGTACGCAGTTTCAACATATCCTAAAGGTGAATACAATCGTATAGATGAAATTAATGACTTTGTTCAACACCTGAATTATGTTAGTACAACTGAATATGGTAAAACTTACGAACCAATTACAATAAAACTTAAATATAAATAAACTCAAGTCAGCGCTTTGCGTTGGCTTTTTAATTTAACTAAAAGGAGTGTTATACATGAAAACAGATGTAGGTTCAATCGTTAGAACAATTGTGTTTATTTTAGCTTGGGTTAACCAATTTTTAGCTACGAAACATATTTCACCTATTCCGGTAGACGAAGTGACTATCAGTTCTATTATTACTGGTGCAATTTCTTTGTGGACTTGGTGGAAAAACAATAATTTCTCTCACGCAGCACAAAAAGGACAACAAAAATTGCATGAAGTTAAAGCAGGTACAGACTCAACGGGTGCTGCGCCTAGAATGAATGGAGATGATTTCTAATGGTATCTGTTAGAACATACAAACAAGCTATAAGTTATCTAAAAAGTTTAGAGGGGAAAGCAGTAAATCCTGATGGTGCTTATGGATATCAATGTTTCGATGTAGCCAACCAATATTGGTTATACCTATTCGGTCATACTTTAAAAGGTGTGGGTGCTGCAGACATTCCGACATGGAACAATTTTACAGGAGAAGCTACTGTTTATGAGAATACATTATCATTCTTAGCTAAGCCTGGAGATGTAGTGATATTCAACAGAAATTATGGCGGGGGGTATGGTCACGTAGGTATCGTTATTTCTGCCACTTCTAACTCTATAACTATACTGGAACAAAATTGGGTTGGTGGTGCGTATTGGACACCTCCTGAAGTTACTACAAGACGTACACATGGCTACGATTTCCCTATGTGGTTTATTAGACCGTTCTATGCTAAAGAAACGACTAAAAACAAAGTTAAAAGCAAAGCTAAACCAGTTAAGAAAGTAAAAGCTAAGAAAGGTAAGAAAATATTACTCGTTGCAGGTCATGGTAAAGGTGCTTATTCAAATGATCCTGGTGCCGTAGCAAATGGATATAATGAGCGCGACTTTAACAGGAAAGAGATTATACCTAGAATAAAAAAACAACTCGAAAGTGTAGGAAATACAGTTGTTTTATACGGTGGAAAGTCAATGAATCAAGACTTGTATCAAGACACACTATACGGTCAACGTGTAGGTAACTATTCAGATTATGGTTTATATTGGGTTAAAAAGAATGTGAAACCTGATGTGATTGTAGAATTTCACTTAGACGCTGCTAGTCCACAAGCTAGTGGTGGTCATGTCATTGTAAGTGACAGGTATCCTGCAGACGATATAGACAAAGCGTTATCTAGCGCTCTAGGTAAGACAGTTGGCAAAATTAGAGGTGTGACACCTAGAAATGATTTGTTAAATGCTAACGTTACAGGTCAACTCAATTTAAACTACAGATTGATTGAGTTAGGTTTCATCACTAGTAAAAAAGACATGGACTATATAACTAAGAACATCAACAGTTTTACTAAACGACTTGCTGAAGCTATTAACGGTAGACAAATCAACGCACCTAAGAGTAAACCGTCTAAAGCTAAAACAACGTGGAATTGGACAGGTAAATTCACTGCTAACAGCACTATTAAAGTACGTAAGTCGCCTGGACTTAAAGGCACTGTAGTTGAAAGTGGTTCGTGGTTATATAAAGGGAATTATGTTCCTTTTGACCAAGTAATTAAAAAAGATGGGTATTGGTGGATTAGATTTAATTATGTTCAGCCAGGCTCAAGTAACAAACATTTCTATTGTGCCGTTTGTAAAATTACAGACAAACAACAAAAAATCAAAAATGAAAAATATTGGGGTAAAATTGACTGGAAATGA